TATTCTCCTTCTCTGGTTTCTTTTTATCTGATTCGATCGGTTCAAGAACAGCTTTTGCCGGCTTAGTGTACCTAGGTGGTCTGTAATCGTCCATGGTAAGTGAGTATTTTATATCCCCAGTTCCATCTTCTTCCCCGAACTGAAATGATTTTATGATTACTTTTTTATTCAGTTTTGTTTTCGTGACAATAAACTGGATAGGTGTTTCCTGCCATTTAAGAATTTCTTTTACATATTCCCACGGATTTCTGTCTTTTGCATAATCTGCAAAGGGATAATCATTTTCCGGAAAAAAGGACTCGAATGCATATGTCTTGAGTCCCTTTTTCCCAAGAATTGTTACATCCCCTTTTGTCTGCACATTTACTGTCTGATGCGTATTTTCGAATGTCACGCTAAATGATTCAGGTCTGATTGGAAGCTGGATTGATTTATTTCCATTTTTTAACCAATATTCCATATTGCCTCCTACGCTGTTTGTGGCATGTTGTCACTTGCCTCTTCGATTTTTCTTATAATCGCTTCTGCTATTTTATCAATATCAGTTTCTTCTCTCACTACGATACTGTCTGCAAGCTTCGCAATCTTGACTGAAAAGTTCTTTCTTGCTTCCTGTCGCGCTATCTGTACGGATTCGTCATGCGGATATACCCTGCTTCCAGATGGAAGATCTACAATCTCTCCACCTCTTTCACTAATCTGTACGATACCTCCCTGCCAGTTATCTGTGCCTTTCGCAAGAGTTGGAATTTGTGGTATGTTAAGGCCCTCCCAGCCTTTTCCTCCTATTCCGGGTACCCACTCAGGAACTGTAAAATGAATTGAATTAATCTTGCTGATCGCTCCATTGACGATTGATATCACAGCATTAATTGGAACTTTTACCATATCAGCCAGTCCTGAGAATGCAGTTCCTACAAACTCCTTGCATCCATTCCATACAGATTCCCAGTCTGTTTTAAACACACCGCTCAAAAAGGAGATAATTCCTTCGAACATAGTGAGTAACGCATCAATGGCAACTCCAATCGTATCAAATGTTCCGACGATAAATTCTCCGGCGAAATTAAAGATTTCTTCGACTACCGGTCCGAATGTCTCTTTCAGGTATGATGCTATTTTTTCCACAAATTCTATGAACGGTTCTAATTGCGGTTTTACTGTCTGCCAGAATTCCACAAATCTATCCCCTATCTTCTGCAAAATAGGTGCGATTCTGTCCCAGTTTTTATAGATCAGCAGAGCCGTTGCTGCCACTGCCGCTGCCGCAATCCCAAACGGGCCGGTCATAACTTTTGCAAGCCCGGAAAACCCGGATGCTCCGGTCAATTTTTTTAACACACTACCGATTTTGCCCGTATCAGAAACTAATGTTCCAATTCCGGTAGATACTTTTCCAAATCCCAGTAAAACTGGTCCTGCTGCTGCCGCTACTGCTGCAAATTTGACTATCGTCTTCTGGGTTGCCGGCCCTAATTTATTCCATTTGTCCGTAAATTTCTGTATGGCATTAATCCCTTTTGTGACATACGGAATCAACTGGTTTCCAATTGGTTGCAGCACATCTACCTGTATCGTTCTCCAAAGTCCTCCCAGAGCGCCTGATAATGTATCGTATTTTACATTTGCCAGTTCTTCGACAGATTCTCTACTTTTATCTATTGCGTCGCTGGCAGTTGACATTGAGGTTATGACCTGTGGTCCCAGATCTTCCCACATAGTTCCGAATAAGTTAACACCGGCTGTGCTTTGCGCTACAGGATCATCCATGGAAGCAAGTCCTTTTATCACTTCATTGAATGCTTCCTTTGCGGTATCTCCTCCGGCTCCAAATTTCTCTGCCATTTTCGCTGCATCCATTCCAAGAGCTTCAAATCCCTGCTTTGTCGTATCTGAACCATCTATTGCTCTTATAGAGAATTCTTTTACAGCATCTCCGACTTTATCCAGATTAAAAGCGCCATTCTGAGCGCCATTGGCAAATATGGAAAACATATCTTCTGCATCCAGTCCAAGTTTCTTAAACTGCACTGAATATTCATTAATGCTGTCTATCATTTCCCCGGAATAGTCCATTCCTGACTGTGCTCCCTGGGTGATCAGGTTAAAAGCTTCTCTTGCAGATACACCGTAATTTTTTATCAGGGTATCTGCAGCTCTGGTGCTTTCCGCAACGTCATATCCGAATGTGTCTGAAAGAGTATAGGCGTATTCCGTGCATCTCTGCAGAGCCGAATCATCCAGGTAAGACATGTTCTGATTAACAGTTGCCATGGCTTCTGCGACATCATTTATTGATTCACCGAAATTATCTTTATAGACATTGTTGATCATGTCTTTATACTTGCCCATCTCATCTGTTGCGGTACCTGTTGCCGCCGCAAACTGCTGAAATGCGTTCTGTGAATCAGAGGAGAACTTAATTGCCGCAGTTCCGACTGCTGCCAGTGGTGCAGTGACCGACTTGGTCAATGTTTCTCCGGCAGATGTGAATGCATCTCCGGCATGCGAGAACACATCAGCAACATTGTTAAAACGTTTTTCCAGGTCACGAGCCTGGGCCGCCACCTGTTTTGACGGATTGCTGAAATCATCTATTAACTTAACAACTGCTGCAACTGTCTTACCTGCCCTTGTTTTTCATTTCCTCTTTTAAGTCTTGTATTTCCTGTTTCAAAAAAGCGCGGGTGATTAATCGTTCACCCGCGCCCATGTTGTAATATTTCGATGGCTTCCATTTTTTTAGGCGGAACAATGCGTAAGCAACGCTTGCTTCGCTGTCCACCTTTATAAGTTTTTTACTTCTTCTTCAGCGTCATCTCCAAGTCCTGAGAGTTTTACGATTTCTGATGCAATGCTTCCAGTTTCCATTCCGAACAGAATCGCCGCAAGGTCCTTTGGCGTAGAAGCCCCAAAATGTTCCATCAATTTCTGATCAGTCAGACATGGATCCACGACGCCGTATACGCAGCACATTAAATTAAAATCATATATGGCGTTCATGTCGCGGTTTCCCTTTTTGTCATATAACATGGCCTGAAGGGCATTGTATCTTTTCCCTGATAATTCTCTGATCGTAATCTCTGCATCTTCGCCTACCAGTTTGGCCAGCTTCTTTGATTTAATTTTTTTTGTCTCTTTCTCTGTGACTTTTGCTTTATCTACGCTGAGTAACTTTTCAATTAAATTCATATTCTTTCCCCCTATGCATCTATTGTGTTAAGTACTTCGAAGCTGCTGAAGTTAAACGGTATAGATTCCTCAAGCAGCTTACCTGCTTCCCAGTCCGCAAGTGTCAGTTCTGTGAACACGCAGTTATCTAAGCGAATTCTTTCTGCTCCAAATGCCTCTGGATCTTCTAAGTTTGTAATGATTGTCGCTCTTGTTGCTTTTCCCTTTTTTAAATTCTCTGAAATCTTCTTTATGAAATAAGATGTCACTTTATTCAGCTTCAAGGTCCCAGTTCCGCTAATCCCGGTTACCTTATACCCTTTTTCCAGCGTTCCGGTTCTCTTAACTTCGGTCGTGTCAAGCTTCATCTTTGCCTGCAAAGCTGTCGTTTCTGCCATGTAGTCATTGTCTATCCAGCACTCTCCAAAAGTGCCGTTGACAACTCTGTCATCTGTATAATTATTCCTTTTGTTTCCTCCTTACACAGCAATCTCCAGATTAATGTCTTCCATTACGTCCACGATCGTCACGTATGCCTTCAGAAAAACTTTATTATCGGTATACTGCTTTTTGATTTCCTCCTCTGACATTGCTTCTGCTTCGTCTCTGGAGACCTCCTTGTTTTCGATGATATATTCTTTTATCGCTTCTGTATCCAGTCCAATTTCATAGTCCTGTATCAGCCCGTTTCTTTCCAACTCTTTCAAGTAAGAATTGATTGCTGATATCAGGAGGCATTTGTTACTGTATGTGTTTGGATACTTTCCGATATAGTTGTCCTCGACCAGCAGCACCAAATCGTCGTTGATCATATCCATCGTCTCTACAACACGGATTTTTTTCCATGAATCAGCTTTTCCTTTCTGAACTGTCGTCAGAGAGTTGACACCTTTTGCTACTTTTACTTTTTCTCCATCGTAGAACACAACAAATTTTCCTGAATCCACAGCAGTATCCAGTGCATCTTTATCCAGTTTTTCACATGCGCTTACTTCTTCCAACACGGCAAATGTAGATGATATTTTATACGATGTTCCCGCAAGAAGTCCGGCGATCCTGGAACAGAACGCCTCTGGTGTATATTTCTTATTGTTTACAATTACTTCGCTCGTTGCATAATTTATAATGCCTTCATTGTCCGCCGTATTATCAGGCAGAATTGCCTTTACCCTGTTCCTATTGCCATCTCTCTGCTCTTTTACCCATGTCAGGACGCTTTCTTCCTGTCCATCAGTCTTTACAGTCGGGCAGCACAGCCATGTTACTTTTTTGATTTCAAAGTATTCTAAAGCCTTGCTGTAATTTTCTTCTGTTTTTTCAAGGACATATACAACTACCTTTCTTGGAGTTGTGTCATTTCCTTTCAGCGCAAATTTGATCTGTTCTTTGTTTTCTTCACTAAATGCTTCCGGAATATCTTTTTCGCTGTAGATAACAGTCGGGTTTGCGGTTGGTACCGTTGTTTCTTTTACGATCATTCCAACTGTCCCGCGTTCAGCTCGTCTTATTGTCTTTCTTGCCGCTGCCACAAAGACAACGTTCATTGTTGGTAAGCCCCTAGTCTTTTACCTCCTGTCCAAGCATAAGTATTTTCATTGTTTCAACATTTTCCTGTCTTTCAATCCGGTCCCAGAACTCTATGTCGAATCTACACATTGGTACATTTGCATTTTCTCCCTGGAAGGTTAATTCCATGTCGCTTGTGTTCAAGCTTCTGCTGCCTACTGTCAGTTTCTGCCCGAACAATTCTTCCATTGTTGTAAAGAAATCTGTTCCATCTGCCTCGTTTGCCGCTTTTTGTATGTAATAGATTTCAACCTCCACATTCTTATGTCTGGCATTTTTCGTTGATTCTGAAAAGGTCTGTGTTATATATACAAAAAAAGAAGGTCTGGTATAGCCCTCTATTGTATCTGCGCCATAGATTTTGTATTCCGGATATCTTTCTTTCAAAGCGGAATTGACCGCTTTCTTTATTTCTTTAAGAGTCAATTCCAGCCTCCTTTAATATTTCGTCAAGCAGTTCCTGTCCGATCAGCTCTGCGTGATCCGCACGCTGCGCCATATATCTTGCAACTGTTTTTCTTCCTTTTACTTCTCCGACTTTCTTTCCAGTTCCTGCTCTCCCTCTTCCTTTCTTGTCCTTCCGATTATGAGTGACCATATCATGGCCAAGTTCGTACAAGTGATAATGAGGAGCTGATGACGTTACGGCGATTGTCATTTTACTTCCGGAACGGATTACTCTTCCCTGCCGGAAGCTCTCGCTTAATGGCTTCTGCGTTTCTTCGTCACCGCTGTTCTTCCCCTGCCGGTAATGGTGCCCTTTTGCTTCGGAATTTACTCGTTTTTGTAAATCCTTAGCAATATTTTTCGCTTCTTTCTTTAAAACTTTTTCCGCAGATGCAGGATATTGTTTTGTCGCCTTCTCCATTGCCTGGATCAGCTCCGAAGCGTCAAAATCAAAGTTGATACTTGACACTTTCGAACACCTCCTCGCATTGGATTTCCAGCATTCTGTGTGCATTATCCATATCAAGCGGTGGGCCTGCAATGGAATACATGTGTCCCTGATACAAAATCCTCATATCTGCAGTAATATCTTTTCGGAAGCGGATGTACATTCTGTGTGTAACCTCCGGCTTTAATTTGCTCATGAAATTGTATTCTGATGCTTTGTATGGTTTTACAGTCGCCCATACTGTCCGATATTTTTTCCACTCGGATTTGTCCTGACCCATTTCATCTTCTGAAGTGTTCAGGCGGAGAAATGTGATCCGCCTGTTTAGTTTTCCGATATCAACCATTTTCTTCCTCCAGTTGTGACGCCTGTAGCTGAAGAACCATTGATCCGACCACATGTGTCAGTCGTTGTTTGTCTGCTTCCTTTACTGTCAGCACACGATTTTCGTAGAGATCCTGTATGATAAGCATGAATAACATCTGCGTTTTTGGATTCTTCTCATCACATTTCCCGACAGCATCTTTTATGTATTCTTTTGCAGCGTTCATCATCAGTTCTATGGTCATGTCGTCTGCATCATCGTCGATTCGTAGATACTCTTTTACTGCATCAATATCCATAGGTCACCATCTTATCTCATACTCCTGTAACAGTTGCATCTTTAATTGTCAGCTGTCCGTTTACGAACGCTTCTTTGTCTTTCACCGTGCAGTCTTCCCTTTCAATTGCCCTGAAGATTGTAAGATCTTCTTCAAACGCATTCAGTTCTCCGATCTGGGCGATGTTAGATGTCATAAGAGTCGTCTGGTTTCTGTCCCAGAATTTGATACCCTCTTTCAAATCTCCAATAATAACTGGTATTTTTCTGCTTCCTGCTGTCTTTGTATCGGATGGCATATCGGAGTTTGGAATAACTTTGACAGGAACAATTGTTGATCCAGCGCAAAGTCTAAGCTGCATTGGATTTGCAGGATCCGGCTGGAGAAGATATCTTCCTTCGTTATCCTTTAATGTGTCAAGCCACTGTAACCCATCGTCGTTTGTCACAATTGCAGAAGTAGGTTTAAATGCCTGTCCAAGCGTGATATTCAATGCTTTCTTGATATCATCAAGATCTTTCATCGCTGTTACATCCTTTGTCGCAATCTGCTCAAGAATCATTTTATTTCTTGTGACTCTTGACTCATCCGCAATCCATGTTATCAAAACGCCTGTGATATTTTCATCTGTATCCGCAAGGAGTTCATTTGTGCAAGGGAAGTATCCTGCATATTTCTCAATCTCGTATGAGATTCTTTCGAACTGTGGGGTTGTTCCAGCTGTTATCTTTCCGCCTTCTCCCACTTTCGCAAATCCAGTCTGCTGCGCACGTTTCTTATAGGTTCTCTGGCCTTTGCTTGTTGTTACATTGTCTTTATCAACCAGGCTGATCAGAGAGAATTTTGCATCTCTGTAGGTATTAATCCGTGTCTGGATGTCTTCCGGGACTGTATATCCTCCATCTGCAGGTGTGCCTTCTACCATAGTTGCGTTTCGGAATCCTCTTCTTGCAGCATTAGCAAATTCTTTGATAGAGTTATTTTCTATCGGTTTTGGATCCTGTAGTGGTTTAATTGTTCCATCTCCGTCCGGATCCATGATGTCTTTCAAAAGGT